ATAGCCCCGGCTGGCGCAACACCAAGGGCGGACCATGCTGCCGCTACAGTTGTTGCCTGAAACAGGCCAATGCCAACAGCACCTCCTCCTAGATTGATTAACGCCCCGCCAGCCGTTGTTGAACCAGTGCCGCCATCTGTGATGTTAATCGGAACAGACAATCCAGCCGTGGCCGCATTGACAACATCCGTACCATCGCAATACAAAATGGCGCGTTCGTTCTGATTTACCGTCACACCTGTGCCAGCCGCTGTTTTGACTGTAAGCGTGTATGATCCTGTGGTGCGATTATCAACCCAATATTGTTGCACTGTTGTTGGAACGATAACATTCCTATTGCCCGTCAAAACGCCGGTAAATTTGTATGATACGCGATTTAATTCTGTGCCGGATAATGTGTAGTTTCCAGTCCCAGCTACAGAAACAACTTTGTAATCGAAGGAAAATTCAGCACTTTGACCGAAGCCTATTGTATAAAAATTCGTCCCATCCGATATGATTCCAGACGCATCACCGGGGCTGTAAGACTTGGTGGCGTCACCGTCAATCGTTGCCGTTCCACCGGGTGTAACAGTGACTGATCCTGTGCCGCTGTTGCGCAAATTCATAAACCAGTTGTTACCCACAGTTACCGGATCGGGAAGGGTTAGCGTTCCCGCCGCGCCTGTCCAGTTATACAGCTTTGATCTGTCTGTCGAACCGGCTGTATAATCAACACTGAAAGACGTGATAGGCATTGCTTGAGACAGCAATGTGCCAACAGCGATAAGGCCAGTTCCCGCCAGTGATGATGCAGAAGCGTTAGAGATACTGGCCCCAAACTGAACTGAAGCCCAAGAACCCGCAGAAGTTGTATTGTTCGTGAGGTAAATCTGCCATGCCGTGCCGGGCGTAACCACAATGATCTGAACACCATCAGAACGCTTGATCGTGATGTTGTAAGAACCTGTATTCCGAAATAAAACAGTCTCGCCAGTGCCTGCCTTCGTGGCATCTGGCATGGTTATGGAATATGCGGCGCTTGATGTAATATCCATGATGCGCGTAACAAGCGTTCCGCCCGTTGCTGCCTCAAGCGGCCAATTCACCGTTACATTACCAGTAAGGGAAAGAGAAGAATAACTGATTTCAGAAGGGTAAATATTAGCCCCATCAAAATCATCGGTATATGTGGTCATGGTTTAATTCCCCTCTCTCTGCGCACCACGATCCAGAACACGCCCTCTATCTTCAGCGACAAGAGCTTGCGCGGCCCGGTCATACAGCCCTTGCCATATCTGCACGCGCTCGTCACTTTTCATAAAGGGTGCTGCCTCAAGAAGGGTAGCATACAAAATTAGATCAGGCATATTTTCCGTGATGATACTGACCTGATTGCTATCAGATAATGGTTCCGGGCGTTCGTAATACAGTAGATTGACTGTGTACACATCATCAGGCGCTGGCCCCAATAACCAATGCTGGTAATCATAGTCAGCATACAATTCCGGCTGGCCTGTCACTGAATCTGGATATACAAACCTGATATATTCATAAGCCCGTGGAAGGACAGGCACGCCATCAATCATCATGCTCACTGTTTCGCGCCAACGATCCGGTTTTAGGTATGACGCAACGCCTATTTGTGTATCAAACGTCACGGCCCGCAAAAATTGCGTAACCTTTATTTCCCTGATAATGCGCTGCTCAGCAAGGTTAATCAGGCGGGGAATCTGGTCATATACAACAGGGTCATTGCTGTATCCTGCCTCAAGATACCTGCGCACATCCTCGCTAAGGCTTGTAAATGTTACGCTGGTCATGATACCCACACCACTGGTTTTGAGAATGACGGGCTTCTGCCCACAGCAACAATCTTGTTATTGCCTGAAATAATACCATTGATATCAGGCGTTCCCGTAATACCAGTGCCACTCTGTGTCCATGTTCCAGTTTGACCACTGATAGACTTCCACACTTTCGCACTGCCACCAACAACAAACCACTGCCCCTTTGTTGTGATGCACTGCGATAAATTCATACCTGTCGGTGTCGTCTGTGCGTTCCATGTAATAGCATCAGAAGAAAGCAGGATGGTTGAGAGGAAGGGCGACCCACCGCTCGCATCATATCCAACGGCACACCATGTGCCATTTTTGTATGCAACCCCAAGAAGCAACACCGTGCCGCCTACAGACCTGTCTGTCCATGTTATACCGTCCGTGCTTGTTGCGATATATCCATTATCTGCAACAGCCACAAACAAACCATTTCCATAACCTAAAGCACGTGCTGTTCCGATCAATACGTCACTGTGAGTTGTCCATGTAATACCATCTGAAGACGTGTAAGAATGACGCGTCTGGCCAACAGCAACAAACTTCGATCCGTTCCAAGCTATACCATAAATAGCTGTCCCTGTCGCCAACCCAACCGACCATGTCGTTCCATTATCATCAGAGTATGAAAGGCCTGTTGATCCAACAACAATCCTTGACCCGTTTGTTGAAAACGATCTTATGGTTGTGCCGAGGATGTTTGAAACACTTCCCTCTGTCCATGTACTCGCAGGATCACTCGCAGATGCAATGCACGGAAACAAACCAGACGTATCGACGCCACCTGCTACCCACTTTGTGCCGTTATAAACCACCGCGTTCAGCGTATCATCAGAGCCTGCTATTTCCTGCTCAGACCAGCTTACCGCAACCGGTGCAACACTGAATATCGCCGGGTTCATCAGATAGCCTTCCCAAAATAGGTGCTGCCGTCATATGTCCAGATATAGACATGGTTTGTTCCGGATGATTGCAACACAACACCCATAGCGCTGAATGATGATGATGTCGTACCGTCACCAACAATCCATGTTACCGTTGGCCATGTGATAGTGTAAGCACCACCATTCACAACCTGTAAGAACAATTCTGAATACTCGTTCCCACCAGCGCCAGAAAATGCAAAGGTAACATTTCCACCAACAGTTACTTTCTGCTTCTTGCCATTTGCAAAGTTAAAAGTTGTTGTGCCGCTGGTGACTGTTCCCTTGTCGGTCACAACATCCCATTGCCTATGAAACCGCCGCCATGTCGTACCGTCAAATATGAAAGAAACAGACAAACGATCTTCGGCAAGCACCCAATCAGAAGCCGCACCCTCAATGGTACTGCCGTTCCGGCCAATCGTTACGTCATTGCCACCGCGCCGTGTGACAACCACCTGATTGCCGCTCGCTGGTGTTGCTGGCAATGTTACGGTAAACGCACCGCCGTTGCTATCCGCCAACACCACAGCGCCCGCCGCAACAGTCGTGTTGCTGGTAAGGCGCGTTGCGTTCCCGAATGAGACGGTGGCAAAAGATAGATTACCCGCGCCATCTGTTGCCACAACCTGATTCGCAGAACCATCAGATGTCGGGTACTTCAGACCAGCAGGGTTGTTTATGACACGTTTTACAACACCACTGGCGTTTTCAGCATAAAGCGCCATGTCGGCATCGTTGTAATTTATTGCAAGCTCACCAGCCGCAAGATTGCCAGCAACCGGCGCGGCACCACCAGTTGTTGTGCGGTAGAGCTGAATTGGCGTATACCCACTTTGTGCCATACATCACCCCATCAATTATCTGGCCGCACAAACGGCAATGTTATGTCATCCGCTGGCTTCATCGGTAGCTTGTTGCCATCAATGGGATCCCAGCAATCGTTGCAAACCATTAATCCCGGCACATTACCATCTGGTTTAATGTCGCCTATGCGATAGTTAAAACCGCATCTATCACAGCGTGCCAGTCCATAACTTGCCCTACCACGGACGCTAAATCTGCGTGGCATTAGAGCGGCCTCCCAAAAAAGCGAAACTGCAACGGGCTACCATCGTTATCACCATCTCGTGCATTCTGAAGTGACATCTGTGCCTGTTGCGCCAGTAAGGGAACAACACTCATATCAACACTTGGCGTTGTCATGGCTAGACGATAGGCCAGACCGTCAATAATGGCCTGCAACCAGCGCTGCGGCACCTCAACATCGTTCCTCAGATTGTCCGTATCCATCACATGACGGTGACGCCACACGATACATTGCTGCTGCTGTTCAACGGTTTCTGTTGCAACAGGCCACACATGCAGCACCGGCTGCGGAATATCCCGCTGGTACCAATATTGAACGGGCTGCCCCTGCTGCCCCTTTTGCGCCAAGCTGAAATAATTGTCCCTGTTGATGCGTCCAATCACAATTTCATTCGGGTTTGCGCCAATCTTGACCCAGCTATATGACAGTGTGCCAGCACCAGTTACCCGAAAATATGTTGCAGAAACCGGCACATCAATATCAACCCAAACAATATCCCCAGCCGAAGCCGTGCCAGTCCATGTCGCAACCGTTGTATATGTTGCATCATCATTGCTTACAGCCAAGGTTAAGTTTGTGCTTGCACCAGACCACTTAATTCCGACAGTCGCAACATAGGTTGCGGACAACATCCTCAATTTGTAACTTGTCGTTGTGGTCGTTACTGTCCCACTCTGGATACCTACAGTCCGATACGCAACAGACAAAACATCCAGCGTGCCGGGAGGCAAATCAATCACAGGGTTATTTTGGTAAAATGGCAAAACCTGCTTGTCAACAGCCCAAGACAGCGTTTTGCCATTCCCAAGTTCACTCAAAAACAAGTAAAGCTCGTCTAGCGCATCCTGAGCCGATTCAACAGGTATGGCCTGCGGAGGCAATCTGCACCGCCGATAAGCGGCCTCAATTACCTTCCGTGCATCAAAGCCATACTGCGAAACATTGCCGGAAAACGCCATCGTTCATCACTTCTTCTTGCCAGCTTTAGGCTTCATGCCCATCGCCATCTTTTTGTGCATGGGCATCTTGGCATCGGACTTTACAGCCCCACCCTTTGCATACCCTTTTTTCATTTTTCCGCTTCCGCAATCTTTTTTCATGTTAAACCCTCAAGGTTGATATTAACAATTCCATGCTTTCAGAGAAAGGGCCTTCCGAGTTGGCTTCCCTTTTTCATCCTTCATGGGGCCGGGCATTCCGCTCATACGGGCGCAGAACGATTTCCGCCGTTTTGCATCTTTTTCCGTCTTGGGATTCGGTGCCGGTGGTTTTAATCCCGGCTTTCCGGGATTGTCCTTGTTGTACGATGCGCGTCCCTTGGCGTTTAGACCACCTTTCGGGTCTTTACCTTCCTTGCGCTGCCAAGCTGGTGTCTTCTTACCCGCCATCACGCACCTCTGTCTTGACCTCAAAACGCAAGACAATATCCTGCCCACTCTCATCCTGCCCTACCATATCACGCTGAAGCGATACGTGTTTTTTACCATCGGCAAGCACAGAGCCTGTTTCATACCATTCAGACCATGAGGGTTCAGATTCCTTGATAACCTTCTTTTTAGCCATGTCAGAATCCCTTCAGTAGAATGCCGTTTGCCCCCAGCACCGCGCCAGTGCCCGCTGAAGAAACAATACCACGAATATGCGTAATGTTGTAGTTGCTCTGCACGACAGCAGCAGAACCGGGGTTGGGCGGCGTTACGGCAGAACCAATATTGAACCATGTTGCCTGATTATCAACACTGCCCTGCATGGTAATCGAAGGCGCTGAAGAACCACCTGTGGCCCTGTTTGCAACAAGCTGCAAATTCATGCAGTTCGATACGTCAAACGCAGCAGTTGTGCTGTTTAACGAATTAACATTGATCGTTCTGTCAATAAATTGACGAATCAATGACCCCTGATCTGTTGACACGTTTCGGGTGATGCGGAATGTGAAAGACGGCGTTGTCCCGGCGATTGTACAAACATACCGCATTGCGATGCCGTTACGCTGAAGTTTGGGTGTGCGCAAAATCGTAGTCGCGGAAATACGCGGGAAATGGTACCTGTCAATCCAGTTTGTGCCGCCGTCCGTGGATTCCTGCAATACAACATCAAGTGTTGGAGTTGTTCCGGAAACAGCAGTCACAACAACATTTGAAACAAACGAATTACCGGCATCATTGACAAAGGCGTCACTGGTAAATGTCGCGGTTCGAGCGGCGGACGCCACATCTTCAAAAAACCCGATAAAACCAGATGTTGTAAAGATAGACATGGCATAGCCTCTTTTTATCTCATAAAGGAAAGAAGGCGGGGTTTCCCCCGCCCCCCTGAATTACACCGAAGGAACATACTGAACAGTCAGACGAACACGCGCCTGCGTTGTCAAAATAGTGCCGTTCGGATCAACGGTCACAACAACATTGGTATTGCTACCAATATTAGAGAGCGCCAGCACTTGCGCCGCGCTAAGCGTTGGCGCTGCCCGCGCAGTACTGAACAGGTCAACGCTGTTCATATACTGCGTGCTAGCCGCTGCCGTTCCAACAGTAACAGGCAAGGTTGTCGCCGTGCCGCCGCCCACAGAAGGGGCAACAACACGATCAACCTTGTAATCAACAATGCTGCTGTTGGCTGGAAGTGTGATTGTTCCACTTACCGCTGAACCGTCCGCCAAGGTTGTAACCTCGACAGACTTCATCAGCACGGCAACGCCAAAATCTGTCGACGCGCCCCTACTCGGATTGCTACCGGCAGTAATGCCATTTTGGAAATACGAGGACATGATTAAACCCCCGCATTACCAAAGACACCCCGATAGTTCGTGGCACCGACGGCAAACCGTTCGCGGCCCTTAATCTTCATGGTGTCGGCCTCAAACGAACCATCATTGGCCAGACGTGGCTTTCCATCAGGATGCCAGAAGAACGAAAGACCGTGCGGCGCATTTGTGACAATGAACCACGGCGACACCAATGCCGAACTGGTCAAACGGGTCATTTTAACAACACCGTTTTTGAAGTCAGATACATATCTAAGTGGAGACACATCGTTGTTGGTGGTGCCAGCACGTAGCGTGTTTTCCATCAGAACAACGCCGTTCAGGTAGTTGTCCTTGGAACAAACCAACGTATCGGATTTCAACCCAATGATCTTGCCACGGAAGTCACGCGCACCCCAAACCTGAGCAGTAGCCGCCTCCAGCGACGTTTGCGCCAAGGTCGCAGCCGTCAGAAGATTGCTTTGAACGCCAGCAAATTGAGGATGGTTTGCACTGCAAAGTGCTTGGCCATCACCAATCGGGAATGCGCCATCAAATGCACGATTCAGATAATCAGCACACTTGATTTCTTGCGCCTCTAGCAATGACCGGGTGATGTGTTCCGAATATGTTTTAGTCATAGACGGAAGATCGCCATCCTCGATCAATTCTTGGGTGAGGGCGCTCTGCAAGGCATACGTCACATAAAGATGTTCGTATGTCAGTTCAGTGCCGCCATCATCGGAAATTGTCGCGGAACCGGGCAATTTCTCACGCGCAACATCAAAACCATACATCATGGTTTCGCGATGCAGCGCATTCCGCATACCAGTCTGCTCTTTGAATACCTTTTTCCATTCAAGTTCTGTACCTTCATAGATACCCTTGAACGTCTTAAGGACTAGGCCTCCGGTAAGGTCTGGAAAATTAGAAGACAACATAACCATAGGTAGCTCTCCTTATGATACGGTATTTACGGCAGCGCTCAAATCGTGTTCGTTAATGTAAACGAACGCATCAATGAACGCATCGGTAAGTGGAGTGCCGGGATCAAAGCTATCAATAATGAATTGACCACGGGTTGCCTGTTTTGCTGTCAGGTACGTTTTGGAAATACCTGTTACAGTAGAACCAGCAGGTGATTCATTCGGACGCCAATCACATTGGCCATTAACAAAGCCCTGAACGGTAGTGCCGGGGCTTGGATTAGCAAACTGAACCCGAATTTTAGTGCTGCGCGGAACAATGACATAAGCCTGAATGGCTGTGGCCACAGTACCAGAAGGCCAGTAGTTCGACTGCACAATAGCATTCTGTGCATTGCGATACTGAACCCCTTGGAAGATACCCAGCAGGTTTTCCCCATCGGTTGTACCTGAGCGTGTGCCATCACTGGTAGCAAGCTGAATCGTGCCATCAGTGTGCCACTTCACAGGATCGCCCTTGAAGATATTCTGTGCGTATCCGGACGCAATAGCATAACCGGGGCCGGAAAACCGAAGCTCTCCGGTCTGGTCATTTACAGGCAGGAAGCCTGAAGCTTGAGATGTACTAGCCATCTGTTAGATCCTTTCTGTTAAAATCTGGCCGGTTTGCTGGTAATTCCCATGGAACCGAAGCCGTCTCGTTGGTTGATGCCCACCATCGCTGCCTCAACACGACGTTGAGCGAAAACCTCTGATTTCATTCCAGCAACAGCTTGGTCTGGCAGCTTCCGATAAAAGAAATTCATCAGAGCTTGCCATCTGGCTTCGGGGATTTTCATCAAGACCATTTCCTTGACGCTAATCATATCTCCGCCTGATTCACTGCGTGGAAAGTTTGGAAATTCCTCAGGCCGGACTAGCTCATATCCAATCTGGCTCTTATTAGCGATATCGCCCTGAACATTCTTGGCTGCCCAGTAAAGCCGATATCCGGGAATTTCTCCGGGGAATGCCAGCGGGTTGCTTGTGTCCCGCTCAAGAAACCGTTCAAAATCAAAATCATCATTAAGATCAACTGGCGGCGCTTCGTGTTGCGCGGCTAAGTTCTGTTTCGATGACTTTTTGAAAGTGTTTTCTTCAGTCTGCATGTCCTATTACTCCATTCTATAATAGATTTTTGGTTCGGTCAACTCTACTTCTTCTTGCCGTTTTTAATGGCTTCCCTGATTTCCTCAGGGGTCATAAAATCAAGCCAAGCCTTAGGCACTGATATTGTAGTGCCCGTGCCTTTTCTGCCTTGCCCAACAACAGGGCCGCCTTTCTGCTTTCGCACTTCCGGCTTTTGTTTTTGTGCTACTACCGCGCCCTCATCCACAAAATCGTCAACCCTGCGCTGTAATTCGTTCCAGTAAGCCGCTGTGTTTGGATTGTACCCCTCAGACACCAATTGCCTATCGATTGTCATGGCAAGTCGTGATTCCTTGTTTACCCCTTGCCCGGTGCGTGCATCAAACTTAAACCACGGGTTTTCCTGCACGAAGTTCTCGAAAAAATGCTGGCTCACATCTTGGTTAACACGTGGTGCAACAGGTGCTTGCACAGATTGTACAAGCTGCTGCTTAGCTTCAAGCCGCCGTTGTTTCTCGACAATTAGTAGGGCCTTAATTCTTTCGGCTTCGGCTTTGACATTGTCGTCACCGTGAACAATTGCTTGATCGTAGTAATACGTGGCATGCCGGTAGTTATCATCCAACTTGGCAATTTCCTGATCCAACACAGAAAGCTGCACCTCATTAAACCGGCGCATCATTGCAGCTTGCTCCTGCTGCAACTGTGCGTTCAGTTTTTCAAGCTGTTCAAGGCGCTGCCTGTTATATTCCCTCGCCCTTTTCTGGCGCTCACGGCGCTCTTTCCGCGTCAGTAAATGAGACCGCTCAGGTTTTTCAGGTTCTTCACCATCTTCAGGCTCACCGTCTTCGGGCGTTTCATCACCTTCCGGATCGTCTTCACCATCATCGCCGTTTACCTCTTGTCCCGAATCACCATCCGGCTCAGAAAGTTCGGCATCCTCGATCTCAATCGTGATTGTAGGTTCATCAGCGCCGTGCATAGAAGATATCAGTTCTTCCAATGCGCGTTCTTCATCCTGTTCGTGGTCTTGCGTCATGGCTCACCTCACATAGACACAGAAACGCCGTGCAACTGCGCGTTGACAGGATCGACAACATTGCAGCCAACAACGTCAATATCTGGAATAATTGCAACCAAGACACGGTCGGACTCGTCGCTCGTATCAACAGGATCGACCATAAATTGATCCCCAGCCCATTTGCGCACCACGACAAAATCACCAACCTTCGGGCGTTTATCCCTGTCCGGACTCCATTCTCGGCCCTTTCCTGTCCCCTCAAAAGCATATGGCCCGATTGCCAAAATCTTAGCAACAATCGTTGATTGCTGAACCCCAGATTGCGTGTCAGGCACAAGCAAAACGCCACCTTTTGTTTGCTTTCGCGGCTGTCGAAGCTGCACCAAAAGCTTGTTTACCACAGGCTCAAACTCAACCGCGACTTTTGGAAAGGCCGCATCCATATCGTACACATAAGCCATTTCACACATCCTTAACTTGACGACAATCACATGCCATCATCTTCCATCAGGCGTTTGTAAGTGGCATCCAGAAGGTGTAAAGCATCAAGCATTCCTCGATACTGTCCCCTTAGATACCCATAACCAGCATCGCCTGTTTCTGCTGGTTTTTTCATGGCCGCCTCGGCGTGCTGTTGCATCATTGTTTCAAGCTCGCGCCGCAATTCGGCCAATAACTGAAGCATTTACACCCCCGGATTGATGCCACCACCGGTTGAAACGGCGTAACGATCACCTGTCATTGACTCAGCAATCGCCAGTCGCATCGCAGTCTGGTTATCATCAGAGTTCATTTTTTCACGCATCTGCATTTCAATTGTAGCACGCTGGTTTTCCGCCTCCTGTTTGAATTTCTCAAGCTCAAGGCGCATCTGGCCTTTAAGCTGCTCAATCTCAAGCATCGGATTCTGCACCCCCGGCTGCTGTTTATACTGCTCAGCCTCCTGCACCAGAGCCTGAACCTCTGGCATAATCGGCGCAAGCGCTTGCTCAATCTGTGCTTGCGTATTCAGAATCAGCATGGTCTGCGCATCTGTATCATCTATGACCACGCCTTCCATGAGTTCGTCAGCCTTCACCACGGCCTCATGCGCCTGTGTCAGATACAGCTGGCTAATGTGCTGCAAGATGTTCTGCACAATCGCAGGTAGGGCAATTGGCCGCACAGAAGGACTCATCAGAACAGGTGACTTAACAAACGCCATATGCACCTTAATATGTCCTATGTGATCTTGTTTTGGTAGCGCCACAAATGGCCTTCCCATCGTTGCAGCCACATTCTCAGACACAGGATCAAGGTCTTCACTGCCCGGCATGGGCTGCAAAACATCACCAGCCGGTATCTTAAGTTGTTCTAAAAATCGCTCCTCAACCTTACGCTGGTCATACAAAGCAGGGGTTGCAGCCGCACGTTGCATAAGCGCCTGAACCTGTGCAAAACGCTGTGCCTCGCTAAAAATATGCGGCTCAGACACCGGGATAACATCCACGGGGCCGTCAAAATCTTCAGGCTTTACGTCAAGCCCTGTATTCCAAAGCTCTAAAACTTCCTCATCAACCCAAAAGTGATTGATCCGGTACAAAATACCAAGCAGGCGTCCCATTGCGTGGTGCATCCTGTGGTGTATCTCTGAAAAAACAACAGCACCCTGCTCAATAAGCGCCAAGGTGGTACCTACAGGCGCGTTCGGATTGCCGTCAGCAACCCTGTCCAGACCAACATCGACTGTTTCTTTGGCCTGCTTTACAACGTAATCAAGTAAATTTGCCAGCACCGGGGACGGCCCCGGAAATGGCAACGGCATAGCGTATTTTTTAATGTCATCTGTGACTGCACCAGCGTCAATCTGCGTTGATTGCCCCGGACGGATATCAATAGACTGCCCTGTCGGGCCACCCTTGAGTGTCAAAAATGACGGAATATTTTGGATTGCAGCGCTGTCAAGTAATGCTCGTAGCGATCCTGTCGCGCATCGCGCAAGATCACCGATAAAATGCACAAGCCCTACAGGATATGCACCCCGCCACGGCAAACAAGGCAGCTCGACAATCCAATCTAAGCGCACCTTCAGCGCATCATCCGGCTTCCAGTTTCGGTAGAGTGACAATACTTTCAAACTGGATGGATCAATTGTTATCAGATACGGCGCATCGTCGCCCTCAATATCAAGATAACATGATACCTCATACAGCTCTTTGAGGCCATCCTCAGTAAAACTTGAACGATCCGCGCCCTCAATTTTGTCAATTTCAAGCTGTGTTTCCGTCACCTCATCAAAATTTGAAGCAACCGACACGTCAACACCATAACGCTCTTTAATGTCACGGTCTGTCAACCTCAGAACGTGCGTAATCCGTTCAGCAGAATCAAACGTACTGGTTGTAATGGGCGTAAACACATAATCAAGGGGCACATCCTCGACAACAGGACGCTTGAACCGATCCGACCAGTACATCTTGACGTAGTGCACGCCTATAAGCCCAACCTGCGTCAGAGCCTGTCCAAGTAAAGGCCGAAACTCACTCATCTGCTCGGTGGTTTGCCAGCGCATAAGCTCGGCAACACGTTGTGCTTTCTTGATCTTTTCGTGATCCTGCTCGCCTAAAATCTTAGACTTAACCGGCCCGTTCGCAGGAAAAATCTCGCGCATAACGCGACTGGAAAAATCAACACACGATTGAACCATAATAGGATGCGTGACGGTTGATCCGCCATCAATGCCAAGGCCGCCGGGTGCTGGCTCACCAAGGCCGGTTAGCCTCAACGCCTCAGCATACTTTTCATCTTGCGGCCTGCGTTCCTCGCGGTCTTTATCAATGTCAATCACAAGCTGTTGCGCAAGTGCGCGCAACTTCTGCTTATCGACAGCATCAACAATGTTTTCAAAGTGTTCCCGCGCTTCGTCTGCGGTTGTATAGCCCTCGTCGTCTTCATCAAAACTAATTTCGACCATATCCATTTCTGGTACGTCAGCGGTAAACTCAATCTCTAGTTTCTGTTCTTCCACGGTCGCACCTTACGAATAGGGGTTTACAAATTTTCTTTCAGGCTGCTCAAAGTCAACCACAGGATTAGCATACTCCTGTACATCGAGCAAGCTCGACGCTCTCATGTACAAAATAGCCTGTGACCAGCTATCGACATAATCATCATGACCACCACCGCCCGGCTTAAACATTTCAAGCTGTTTTACAAACGGCTCCGCCCAACCTGCGATTGATCCGTCACATTTTGTGCTTTCCGGCAACCAGATCTGACCATTAGCAAGGTAAGGTAGCGCACCATGCACACGGCTTGTCTTGTCACCAGCTTGCTTGTTCCGTTCGATCGAAACAGCACCAATCCCGCGCTTTCTCAGGTCTGGTATCAGCGCATGGCCAGACGCCTTGTTTTCAACCAGCACGCAATCGGCACGCCTTGGGATTGAGTAACCGTAGCCGTTTGACTTCATGGCATATTCTTCGTTCCACTCTCGGATTGCAGCCTGCAACAACGTAGGGTAATCCATTCTCTCCGACCAGCAATCAATCAGCATGGCGTTCATCCGGCCATCAAACCGGAAAATGCCCCACACCGTGAAAGCTGTGCAATCTGCGGTTTCCTTTTCAGAAAATGCCGTGTCAAACGATTGAATGATTGTCGAAAAGACGGGTGTTTTGCGCTCATTAGGCCATACTTTCCACCATTCGCGCTTGATAATACCACCACCTAAGGGCGTTGGACGTTGCTGGTACTGCGCCGCATAGGCATAAGGCCCAAGCTTTGACTTAAGCGACTCAACCTCTGATGCGTCAAAACGCTCAGGTAGTAAAAGCTCACCGGGTTTTGTGCGGGGATCTTTAAATATGGACGTTTGGCACGCATGGTCTGGCTCAAATTCCATTGGTAAACAAAGGTGTTCCCACTTGTCCGGTTCAATTTCAAGGGCAATGCCCGTGGGATCGTTCACATCCACACGTTGCATAATCAGGACAAAACAATCCGTCTTAGGGTTGTTGATCCGGCTTGGCAACACCTCCCGCCAGACCCGCGATGCCTCTTCGATAACAGATCTTGAGTTGCTTTCTTTCACCGATATGGGATCGTCAACCAAGATGCGATTACCGCGCTTACCCGTGACATTCATGCTCGACGATTGCCGGAAACCGTTATCCATCGTCTCAAAGTAGTGCTTTTGGTTCTGGTCGTCCTTTAGTTTCACGGGCCAGCGCGCCTGAAACCACTCACTTTGTAAGAGATTACGCGACCTTAGACTATCGCGCCCTGACAACTCTTCGTTGTGTGCCACCGATATGTACTTTGCCCACGTCATGCCGCGTGGCCCCCACTCCCACATCGGCCAAAACACACACACAAGTAGAGATTTTGCAAATGATGGTGGGATATTGATAATCAGGCGCTGTATTTTACCATCTGTGATTGCTTGCAGGTGATCGCATACTGCTTGCATAGGCCAGCCCCACACAAGGGGTTCTGCGGGATGCAAAACGTGCCAAGCCTGCTGCACAAAATACGCCAGAGAGCGCCTGCACAGCTCTTTATCAACGTTAAGGATATCAAGCTCTGTCAGCTTCATCGCGTTCGGATTGTTTTCGTTGTGCGGCCATGATGGCTTTCAAAGTGCCGTCATCGAGCAGGGACACGTCAAGCGTTGCTTTAGGCGACATGCTACCATCGCTTGATTGACTATCCACGATTGTTTTTTCAGCGTAGTTAAATCTCGCCGACAACAAAAATTTAGCAAACGCTGGGTTGTATCTCTCAGCTAGCCCACCCTGCACAAGCATGGATTCGCAGAACTGCTTAAGCTCTTGATATTTAAGCTCAAAATCACGGTGCTTGTAAGCCCAATTTCGGAAGCTCTCAGCATTAACGCCTAGCATCTGAGCACAACCCTGAAGCGAGGGCCATACGTGCCCCTCAATTTCGCGCCACCCACCAGAAATATATGCGTCAATGGCATCAAGTGTGGCCTGACCTCTATACTTTGACGTGTATCCTGTTGTGTGTGGCATCGTCATGTGCGCCCCCTGTCAACATAATAGTGACAATCATAGGTGCGTGCGTGCGCATTGTCAATGTACAGTTAACAATGACAATCAACCGTTCTCGGCCTGTGCTGATTTCCATGGCCAATAAGGCCGCGCTGAAATGCGGATTGGTGTTGGGATCGGGCGCACCGGTATCAATAATCACCAGCGTGCGGCTTGCGCTCAGGCGGTGATAGCCGCCTTGGGGCAGGGTGCGCAGCGAGCGTCCCCGGCTGTCGGCCCGGGTCAGAATGGTATCGATGGTTAACGGATCGCCCTGATTGCCGCCCTGAAAACTGGCCAAGGCACCATCGCCATGCCGCCATAATTTCAGCGCCAGCGTCATGCGGCTGATGGCGGTGGTCAGAAAGCCGGGAGGCTTTTCATGCGCGAGAGCAAAGCAATTCCGCAGATCAATCAAGCCCCGCAGCGCCAGCATGTGGCGTTCCGGATTGCGTTCATTCAGACAGCCATCACCGAGCAGGTGCCGGGTAAGGGCGGTTTCCAGCGTGTCCAGCGCAGCCTTGAGATGAAGGGATTCCGGATCGAGGCATTGCGCCGCCAGCGCCCAGCCCGTAAGGCTGACCAGCGCATCTGCGCCGGTCAAGCGCCCGGGCAACAGGCGGCTTAGATGTCGGGCCGGCGCATCATGGCGCGATAGAGGCGCTCGCGAAAGCTGTGATCGGCATTTTCCAGAAAGAAATCATGCAGTAACAGCCAATGCCGCAATCTGAGGCCGGTGGCGACAGCGTCCCAGCCGGGTTCGGCCCAGCGTTCATAATGGTCAAGCCATTGGCTGCACAGGGTGCGGGCGCGCTTACGGGCCTGATCGCCCCCTTGGCTGCGCAGATCATGCAGCCAGCCAAAACCGTGCAGGGCGATTAACACCGCTGTGGGCTGGGGCAGATCGGGAATAAAGGGATCGCTGTCAATTGTGATGATCCGCCCGCACAGATGATAGCGCCCGGCCAAAATATCCGCCCCGCGTGCGGGATCGCCCGGCCAAGGATCGGCAGGCGTTACCCGCAACCGCCGCGGCATCAAGACGAGGCGCAGGCTTTGTTGATTGACGCTACGGAACAGCGCGCGGAAAGCTAAAAAACATAGTAAAATCATAGCCTTATCTTTTGATCGTGTTTTGATTGTTTCCTGCTGGTTTACAATAGATGGGTTTTGCGGTTTGATTGTAGACTGTTCATTGACAATTCCAGCATATTTTTGATTTTCCATAATTCTGGTATTACGCGTGCGCGTGCGCGTGTGCGCGGGTGCCCTAATTATTTTTTTGGGTCAAAAAAAAATCAATTTTGTGCATTTTCGCATTGACAATCGTTTTTGACGGGGATAGATTAGGGTTATCGGACAACACAAGGATGAGGATTAAAACCATGACAACCAAGAGACAATATCTAGCAATCGTCCATACATATGGGATCTGTTGTGATGAGGATGGCGCATATATCGGAGAGATATATGTGTTTGGCTCGACAAAAGAGCGTGACGATTTTGTCGATGATGGGCCTGATTATCGGAGTAGCCGTGGCTTTAGGCAAGCTATAACGCGCCGTGAGGCCATGCGCACTGCGGACGCAATTTATTGGCAGCACTAATGAGGCAAGCCATGAAAGGATCTTTGGGAATGTCCAAAAAATATCAAGATGAGTACGTTATAAATTGTAAAGGTGACGCTGTCACCGGAGATGAGATCGCCTTTGTTGAGGCGGTTTTTGAGGGATCTTATAGGAGCCCAAAATATGTGGGCGAGAGAACAATTTTTGGAAGAATCGTGAAAGATTCGTATGGTGCTGAAAAGCAACAACATACGTTCACGATTCTTGTGGATTTTGTTGAGGGGGCAAACAAAAAAGACGTCATTGTCGGATCAAAAATCCGGCGCAAAGGCCGTAACTTGTACGGCATATCGACGATGCGCAAGGCATGGGTTGATGAGTCGATGCGCAAGGTGGCGCTTGCTGAAAAGCACGCGAGGGGTGGTGCGGCACGCGCCGAGCGCGACCATCGCAAGGCAGGAGGATTTTATGGTTGAATTTTTTGTTATCTCAAAAGAGACATTTTTACCGATCCGGATCGTCTGTGATCCGGAAAGGGAAATAATTGACGGTAAAAATGAAAGGATTATGTCATATAATGACTACTATCAAGAGTTGTTATACAACATTGATGGTAATGACGAGTTCTTCGACGAGGAAGAGCCTGCAACCTACGGAATATCGTTGCTATTCCGTGCATTAAAAAAAATCGGAGAGTTAGAAATGGCACACTTTAGGGTAAGTGCTGCTGAAAGTACGGCCTTGTCGATACTGGGAGGTTAAACTGATGCATTTTTGTATTGACAATCGTTCTTGGTTGGGATAGATTAGGGTTATCGGACAACACAAGGGGTACGGATTATGAGTACAAAAGAACAGATTGACTTAACGTACCGGCACGATGGTTTTTGGATAAAATTCTTCCCTGTGAGCGATGCGGGGGTGGGTTTGTACGAGTCAATGCTGATGGCTGGGAATGAAGCCGTTTTGACGATACATGCTGATGCATTTATCCGTGCTTTACGAAAGTCTGGCTACGTTGTCAGGCGATCAAAAGAGCCATCGTCCAAGTCATTAGAGTGGACCTCAGAAGACGAGGCTTTACTCTCAGCTTTAAACGTATAATCAGGGGCAACGACTATGACAAACAGAAAAACCTTACACCAAGTTGCACACGCAATTTGGAATGGCTGTGCGTTGCCAAAAGATTATGAAAACTTATGTAGAGTTGTTAAAATTATTTTGAAAGAGGAACGATACAATCACATTTGTGAGAGTCATTCTGAAAAAATAGCCCAAATGATTCAAGAATTGAGATGTAAAATTGATATTAGGACTCATGGATACTCTTTTGGGAGTTACGGGATGGTTCCTGATTCGGCCAGAAAAGGGAACCAATTGAAATGTTTGGATGATCCATTAGTTATTCGGAAAAGTTTAAGAATGTTACCGAAATATGTGTGGTTTGGAATATTACAAACCAGACGTGAGGAAAAAAAATCAGGAGCTCAAGTCGGGGACGCCAGAGCCGTAGGTTGGGTGGAGGATGAAAATGACACACTTTAGGGTGAGTGCTGCTGAAAGTGCAGCATGGTTTGCGCACCGGCGGGCCGCTCGGCGTCGGATGTTTTGGGCGATGCTGATTGACGGCATCGTGATCTGGACACTGTTTGTTATGATGTCCGGACTAATGATTTTTTGTTGGGCGGTGTGGGGATGATGGACAAATTATCCGGGCTGAATGACCTTGATCGTTATGATCTGATTGAGGATTTTGAGAGGATGAACCCGGATTGTGTGTACTCCACTCCTAATGAGATTAACGCCCGACGCGTTGCTCAGAAATTGGATCGGAAGAACACGAAACGTGAGAAACGTGAAAAGAGGAATCGGAAAAATGAAAAAAATCATCACCGGCCCAACGGGGTCTGGAAAAACATATCAGGCCATTAGCCGGGCGCGGGCCTTGGGCCGGTTTGCGTATGCAGCGCCGTGCAGGCTGCTGGCATACGAAAGTTTCATAAAATATGCGGGGCCAAGTGATCGTCTGGAGACGGGCGGTGCCCAAGTTATTCTTGGACGTGGCAGTCTGTTTACCTGCTTTTCCGGGATCAACCCGGATCATATCCGGCAAGGCCGATCGAAGAATTTAACATTAAGCGTATCGGATACCTAGATGCGCTTGTCCGGATGCGATCAGGGGTATCAACCCTGATAATCGCCTCATCCATTAAGGATGCCGATTGGTTTTCTACAAAATACGAAGCATCTCTAATAACCAGAGAGTTTTCGGAGTATCATATTTTTAAGACAATGATTGATTTTCAGGAGGGGAAAATCAACCGTTTGGTGTCAACTAATATCGCCGCACAAGGGCTCAATTTACCTTGTGAGAATCTGATTCTCCATCTCAATAATTGGGATGGAAAAAAGGATATTTGCCAGAAAATTGGGCGTCTTGGACGCCCCTTTATGGGCAAAAATGACATAGCTCTGACTGTGTCATATCATTGTGATATGGATAGTTATGACGCCTCATATCACAGCGCGACAGAAAAACGTCTGGATGCTTGGGACAACCGGCTGGTTGTCGAGAGAATTGTACAACCGGGCGGTGATCTGGCGCACTGGAGGGTCAACCTTGACCATGTGCCAGAGCCTGACAAAGATTATCAGGAGCCGGGGCGTGACCGGGGTTGCGAGCTGCTGATTTACAAACAGCTCAAAAAAAGATGGCGTGCGGAAGCCGAGGCCATGAATAATGAAATTATCAGGTTGGTAAACAAACCTGAAGTAACGGCCAGTGAAGCGCGTGAACGCATCCCTGAAGCCATGTGGCGGTGGATGATGGACGAGGAGGACATGACCGAGAGTGAGGTTATGGAAAAGAGGATTGCAACCGGTGATAGGTATTATCCGGTTTGATGTTTGATTGCCAGCCCTACGCCCGTGCTTGTTAAGCACGAACAGGCTGGCGGGGTGGTGACAATTTATCACCACCCTTTTGAAAAATGGAGAAAGAAATGAAAAAATCTAAGCTCAAAACCGCCGAGGTGAAGGGTGCAGCAGTCGAGGAACAGCGTATTTTTCACGCATTTTCTGCACCCAAAAATGCAAGAACCCCCTTTTTTATCAGGGGGTTATGCAGTGATCCATTCTAGCAATAAGGGATCAGTGGGTCAACCGTAACTATAATAAATATACGCGTTTAGAAACAATGATTCTAGCAATAAGGGATCAGTGGGTCAAGCGTAACGAGTCAGAATTTGTGGATAAGGTGCGATTGCGCCGAGCAATCTTAAGGTGCGATGATAATATCGCGGTATGGTGCGATCCACCGAAACAACCTATTCTAACTTTTGATGAGGACGGAGATGTTGCTGAGGCCCAATACCCTGAATTGACTCCCGATGAGGAGTTTGAGGCGTGCTGCCACTGGGTGGCGAAGGAGGATTGACCATAACGGCCATAATCGCAGGCTTGGTGCCGTGAACGTTACCAAGGCGTGCAGTTTAACCAAAGAGCCCGGTGTCATCACGTCAAAGACACCGGGCTATATGATGGTGTACGACACGGGGAAGCGTCATGGTGACTTCAACGATGTTTTTTTTGTTGTCGATACCGCGGGGACGTGGTCGTCGGTCGTTCCACAACACTTAATATGTCCACAAGACGAAGATATCCTGACTGGTAAAGAATTGCTTGTCAACGAGTGGAGATTCCATCATGGGACACATTTTGTCGAGTCAGCCTTGCGCAATCGCAGGGAACGTCTTCGGCGGGATGCGAGCAACATGATATCGCTAATCGGGGCAATCGCAATTTTCATTTTAACGCATGTCTTTATCAGGTACTACTGAGGGTAAGGCACTATTTCCCTCATTACCCCCAGACTGTCTCCAGCTCCGGGGTTTTTTACTCTGCACTCTTTTTTGAAAAAAGCCTAAATTTCGACCTCTGGTGCGTTTTACCCAAAAAGCCACCAAATCCCCGCGAAAACCTAACAAAACGCACACAGCCCCCCTTAGAATTGGTTCTAGGGCCATTCCTAGAGCGT